ACTGATAGAAATTTCTACGTTGGTATTCATAATCATTGTCTACCTCTTTTGGAACTTTTACCTCTGGTAAAGTTACATTTGAGGTTGATGTTTCCACAACATCAGTAATACCTAAAACATTATCTAATACGTTTACGCTGGTTTCTGAGGCCATTTGACATTTTCCAAAACCCCATCCTTCAATGTTGCGTTTTTACCATCATTGTGTGCTGGTAAATCACGAAGTGCTTGACGATAGGTTTTCATATTATCTGCCATGGTTACATCAGAGTTAGCAGTCCAATCTGTTTCAGCGAGTTTTGCATCTCTCTGTTTACGAAGTTCTTTCATAGGTGCGGCCGCATCAATAGCAGTCATTTTGTCTGATACTTGTTTCCAAGTTACACCCCACTTTGAAGTGTCAGCAGTTTCAATTGCACTACCATTTACATCTGCACCAGTAACCTTTCTGAACATATCATTGAACTCTGATTCCTTTGTAGGTTCGCCACGAAGTACCCACTCAGTAATTCCTAGTTCAGTTAATGCTTCTGAAGCTGTTGCCATTTTATATTCTCCTTAGTTAATTCTTTTCTATATTTATAATTGTTTCTATTGTGCGATTTCATATACGTTCATAAACCAACCACATCTTATTTCCTTATCCTGCTATCTCTAGTACTGTTAAGGAATATCCTCTGTATCTAGCAGTACCACTATTACCCCCTTCAGCGTAACCAAAAGGTCTAAGTCTGATACTATGTTGATTACCATCACTTAACTGAAATACACCCATACTATGAGAAGCAGGCCAATATCCAGCTGACCAACTGCCTGAGTTACTTGGATAGTTAGGAAAATCTTCTAAATCAATTAGTGATGTATCATCTAAAGTAATTACAAGACCATGAGCACCAGTAGCAATACCACTCATATTACTCCAACCTACAGTACCAATGCAAACTAATCTTGATGAAGTAGTTTTTGGAGTTATGTCAATTTTTGAAGCTTCAATATAGGTTCTATTTGATTGATTACTTCCATAAAGGGCACTACCACCAGATGCATAAGCCCATGAGACATTAGTAGTATATGTTTTAGCATAATCAAAAGCTGATTGCACAACATTACCAGAACCTATAATTGGTGTATTAGTTGATTTTAATGTTTTACCAGAAGGAATTGTAATCGTTGTACCACTTGCAGTATCTAAATTGTTAATTTTTAGTGTTGATGCCATTATTCACTCCCAGCGTAAAAAATTTGAAGATAAGTGTGATATGGATTAGATTCTAATGTAACAGTTCCAGTTGCATTAGCACGAATATCCATGACTTGTCCTGCTGTTAATTTCATAAATGCACTACCACCAAATATACTTTCATTTGCAGTTGAATTACGATTGATAATAGTATGATTTAAATTATGTTTTCTTGAACCACCAACATATACGAATAAAGCAATCATTGTATGTGATGCTGTCGTGTCATAAAGACTTGCAATAATATGATATATGCCTGTAACTGGAGCAGTAAATTCACTTGTTGAGTCATTAAATGCACTTGCACTATCTATTTGAGTAAATAAATTTCCAGTATCAGATTTAAAATTTATTTTTGTAATAGAATTATTAAATGATTGGTTTTCTCCAGATGCAATTCCTGCCATTACAATAGCTGGCGATTTATAACTCATTCTACCAGCAGTATCCATTGTGATACCAGCAGTTCCACTATTTGCATTTATGGTTGTTGCTTGGTTAGATGCAGCTTGAACTTTGTTTACAAATAGAGTACTCATTGTGATAACTCCCACACAGTAATAGTACTAGTTTGAGACATATCACCAGTATTTCTATCATTAACATTCATAGTTCCACCATTAGTACAACACATAATTTTATATACTATGGCAGAAGTTGTGCTAGGAGAATCTTCACCTTGCCAATGTACTTGGTGTAATTGGTCTTGACCAGCATCATATACTGTTCTTGTTCCAGAAAAATTGTCACTATCTGCATCACCGACACCAACATGAACTGCACTTCCACCAGAAATGGTTCTAATAACTCTAAATCTAGAAACTCTTGATGTGGTGCTCAAACCGGCAGTTGTACTAAACTGAACTAAAATTTTACTAGTTGAATACTTTGGTGTTATATTTACATTGAAACCAGTAACATCTACAAATGAAGTTGATGATGTTTGAAACCTAGAATTTATAGTACCAGATTTACATTGCAAAATCGTACCAGCAGGCAACTTAACATTTGCCGCTGTGCTTGCACCTACGATATTATCTACTGTTAATGTTGAACCCATTCTTTATCCCCTATACAATCGTAAGATTTCCGTTGACTGTAAGGTTTACAGTTCCAGAAGTTGATACAGTCAAAGGCCCAGCACATGATGCATTATCACCAGATGCGATAGTCACACTGGTGTTTAGAGTTGCTTCGTTCACACGAAAGATGTCACCCTTACCAGATGTGGTATCACCTCTACTTCCATTTTCTCCTTGGAAGAAACCAACACCACCAGCACCAGCTGCTAACTTAGCACCTTGAATTGTACCATTTGCGATATCAGCATTTGCAATTGTAGCATCTAAAATGGAACGAGAATTAATTTTTCTAATTGCCATGTCTTAATCCTTTTCTATTATTTATGCGTCTTCTTTATCCGTACCACTTACTGGGTCAAAATTCTTTGCATCCTCAAAGAAAGATGTAGTCTCATTAAATCCAAAGTTATCATCTGCATCAGCGGTCACTGGACTTGGTGCAACTGTATATCTTTGTTCTCTCTTTGGTGCATTGACAGGCATATCTGTATACTGGTCAACTTGAACTTGTTTGATAACTTTCTGGTCTGTAACTGGGCCGTACAGATAAAACTTTGCAGTAAATGACATTGTATATGTAAGAACTCTTCTATCCTCAAAAGAACCTTCATACTCATCTGCATATGTTACGTTACTTAGAATAATTGGAACATCTCTTGTTGTTCCCATTGCAGTATTATCATTTAATGTAATTGTATAATCTGGTTGAAAGAATGGTAAAATTTGTTCAACTATTTGAAGTGCATCATCAGACTGTTTTGCCATGACCACTAATTCAAAATCCATATTATATGGTACAGGCATAAACTGTGATGAAAGAGTTTTACCACTTTCAGAGTCATTTGTCTTTTTAACTTTTTGAATTGAATTTAATTTACGAGAAGGGTCATATGCAATACCAGAAATTTCAAAACCAATTCTGGGTAAAGTTAATGCAACTTTTTTATTAAGATTGGGGTCTTCTCTAAGTCTTGTCAAGAACTTTTGTTTTGGGCCGTATGCAAGAGGTACTTTCATACTTTGTGTCACTGCACCAGAACTATTTGTTCTGACAATATTAATATTATTGAAAATAGTACCAAAGGCGACTACGACCTTTCGCATAGTTTCATGGTAAAATTGTTGTCCTAACATATTATCTTCCTATATCACCAAATGGATTTGACTCTGTGAAATCAATGATATTATCATCTTGAGTTTCAAAGAAATCATTCATTGCGTTTTCATCTATTGTATCAACTACATAAGCTTCTTGTATTATATAGTCACCAGTTTCAAGAACAATCTGGTCACCACCAGTTTCGTTTTCACCAATAAGATTATCAGTGCTTCCTTCTTGTTCTAAGTTACCAGTTCCGTCTTCTAATTCAAGACCTTCATTATATGTGGTAGTGCTTGACTGTTCCATAGAAATCTGGTATACTAACTGGTCAAGAGAATTATCTGTTTCAATTGCATCAATCTCTGTGATACCAGTATCAAGGTCTTCACTAGAGTATTCAAAAGTTTTACACTTTAATTTAAATGCTGGAACATTGTGTATTTGATAGAATGGGTCATCATGGTCAACAAAAGATATTTCAAATATCTTTTTTACCTTTGGAAAGTAAACTAAATCACCTTCATTTGGTCTTGTCTTCACTATAAGATTAGAGTCGTGTGCGACTAATTGTTCAAATCTTCTTCTTGCAACCACAAAAGTTACATCCTCATTCATTTGTAAACCGAACTTGGACATGATTTCTTTTTCACCTTCATATCCTTCTACATTTTCAAAGTACATTTCAATAAGATATGCATCTCCAAACTTAGAAAGAGTATCTTCTCCAAAAAGATTATCCTCTTTTACTAAGGTTCTTGGAATATAGAAAACATCTTGTCCATAAATCTTTAATTGTTCTATCATTAAATCTTCATAGAGATGTTGTTC